AATCACTTAATTTTATTTCAACAAACCGTGATCCTATATTTAACATTATCATAACTACACCAGTAAAATATTTACTATTATTTAAACTACCTAATATATTGAATACATCCATAATTATATATATATATTAGTAACAGAAAATACTAATTACATAATTATTTAATTATTTAATTATCTAAATCCAAACATTCTTCCAAATTCCTTAAATTTTGTATTGAAATGATATGTTACTATTTCACGTGCATCTGTAATAGATCTAACATATGGTCTAACATTTTGTCTAAAATATGTATTAAATCCTTCTTGATTATGTGGTCGAATTATTATTATAATTATAACAAAAACTAAACTGATTAATAATATTTTATTCATATAAAATATCATTTTATTATTATTATTATTATTATTATTATTATTATTATTATTATTATTATTATTATTATTATTATTCTGATTTAGCAATAGCCTTTTGTCTATCTACTGGTTCAGTATTTGAATCCACTGCTCTTAGATTCTCTTCAACTGTTATTTTTTCTTTAGAAGAAATAATTTCAAATTCACATTTATCATCGCATGGATTACATGATTCACCTGAAAAATTAATGTCTGGAAAGGCATCCTTTATTTGTTGTGGTGTTACTTCCTTATCATCTTTCATTAATTTACCGTCTACGCAAAATTTCTGCTTAAATATATCTTTAGCAGAATCTTTAGAAGATTTTAAATCAGGATCTGTTTCATTCTCAGGATCTGTTTCATTCTCAGGATCTGTTTCATTATTTTCCATACCTTCAATTACATTATTTGTTAAAACAATAAAAAACAACAGTGCTAATACTCCTGCTAAAATATGGTAATGAGAAGCAACAACTATAATTACTATAATAGGTAATTTGCCTAAAAGGTTATTTAAACTAAACGACATTCTTATATAAATTAATAAATAATATAATTTCACGAAGCTTATTTAAAAATTTAATCTGTATTTTTTATAAGTAAGTATGTCTTTAGCAATGTATGCATCTGAATTCAATAATAATGAAAATAATAACCCTATTCAAAAAAAAAGGGAAATCAATAGAAATAAGACTCTTAAACGGAGAGAAGGATTTAAACCAAACCCTAAAATCGAAGCTATGGTTAAAAAGATTCATGATGACGAAGAAGATGATAATGATTTAAGCGAATATGAACCAATGATAAAGCCTTCTTCAGCAGGTGTAGAAAGAATGGAAAATACGGGAACTAATATGGGAACTAATATGGGAACTAATATGGGAACTAATATGGATGAAATCATGGAGTCTCAACAAATGTTGCCACCACATCAGCAATCAAAACAATCTATCCAGGAAAATTTTACTCAATTACCAAGCGAATACGCTAAACAATATTACCAACAGTATGTGCCATATTATAATCAAAGTTCAGATGATTCAACACCAACAGGGGTTAATAAAGATGATTTATTAACGAAACTGAATCAAATCATATATTTGTTAGAAGAACAACAAGATGAGAATACTGGACATGTAACCGAAGAATTAATATTATATTCCTTTTTAGGAATATTCATTATCTTTATAGTTGATTCATTTGCACGAGTTGGAAAATATGTAAGATAATTCGTTAAAGAGCATTTTATTATTTGTATAATAATAACATAATCAATGGAAAATATTTCGATGCAAACCCAAGAAAAACCTCAATCCGCGGACCAAACTAAAGAAGAACTTCCTAGTATTACATCTGTTCCAATCACAGATGAAATTACAGCTTTAAATGTGCTTGTTCAATTCGCACATATCGCTCAAAAAAGAGGCGCTTTTAATATTCAAGAGTCTGCCAAACTTTGGGAATGTATTTCCAAATTCATGAAATCACCAAACTAATAATCTATTGTAAATAACTTAATTAAATTAAATAAGATATTTACTTTTACTCCAAACGTACATTTATACATTTATTCGGGTTTTTGGAATACATATAAGTATTGATATTCCATTTGTGCCATTAATAAATCAACTTCTGCGTAAGCAATAAAACCAATCTCCTTACATTCAGCAATAACCTTTTGTTTTGGGGGGATCCACATTTTATGAATATTTTCTCTCACTTTTCCAGACCCATCACTAGTGTCCTTGAATATTTCTCTAAATTGGACAAAATCATTTGGAAATGTTTGGAAATCCGATTTATAATCAAAATTATTAAATACAACAGTTGATTTTGTTATTCTCTTATCGGCAAAACTCTGAGGATTGACCATAATAAATGGTTTTGCCGCAGGAACTACAGGGTCAAATTTATTTTTATCTACAAGTTGAACTACAAAAAATCCACCAGGGCGTAACCAATTGTAAATATTTTGAAGAAATGTATTTTTATTTTTATATTGATAAAAATTTAAGTTCAAACATAATATGTGTGTAAATTGCGCTTGACTAAATGTCACAGCTTCTAATGGATTAGCCACTTTAAATGGAATAGAAGGATACTCTTCTTTAGCATATTTTACCATAGATGCTGATTCATCAATACCAGTAACCTTTATTTGATCTTTATGAAACTCATTTGCTATATGTCCAGTTCCACTTCCAATTACTAATATATTACTCTCTGTTGTAGGCTTTGTAATATTCATTATGCTTCCGACTTCATACTGATTCGCTACTTCTCTATAAAATAATTCATCGTAAATATTCACATAAAAATCGTCATATAAGTTAATTCCTTTTTTAACAACAAACTTTTCACGTTGATTTATAAATCCTTCCCGCTTTGGTTGAAGTTGTTTATAAATATTTACTAAAATAAATATTATAGCTAAAAGAACTAATAAATGAAACCATATAGGCATTTTTTTAAAACTTCTCTCAACTCTGTTATAAATTTTACTTAAATTCATTCGTGTATATGTATAATTGTGTTATTTTTTTTATATGAAAATTTATATGAATGACGTGGAAATTAATGATATGAGAAGTGACCCAGAATTTAAAGGAATTACTTTCTCAAATTTTAAAAGAACAGAAGCTAAAAAAGAACTACTAAATAGTATAAAAAATGGAAAAATAGAAGCCGCTTTAAACTGGAGTGCTGAATTCATATGCTGTGGCTTATTCATTGATTTATGGGATATTATACTCTTTTTTCTAGGAAAACATATACATTTAGGTAATCCTAAACTACCTATTTACTTAGAACTTCGTTTTAATAATTTTAAAGAAGTTGTTCAAAATGGTTATACTGGATTTGAAATAAATATGCGAAATAATTCTAAAGTTAGAAAGCTTTTTGGCGAAATTATTACCGTTTTATGTCAATCAAAAAAAAAACATTCCATAGAAAGTATTAAAATAAAAAAACAAGAAGAATTTGATATGACTTCCATGGCTTCGAGACTTAAAGCACCTAATGTAACATACGCTACTAATATTTTTAAAAAAGATGACCCTAAAGAACTATTTATTGCAATTAACGAATTCATGTATCATATATCTAAAGAATCACGCAATTCATTAGAGGCTTGTTATTGGTTTGAATGGATTGTTGAATTTGAAAATTTGTGCAAAAAAAAGAAAGAATTATGTGTATGTGAGCGAAGAACGTTTGTTAGTGCTGATGAAAAATTTCAAAAAGATCCCATATGGATTATATGGGATGCTTTGTTCTTTACAAATTCTACTAATAAATGTGAAATTACCAAAAAAATTCTCAAAAGTATTTTTGAATTATTCTCTATACGATATACTGTTGGATCTAAAAAGAAACGCAAGTATTTAATATATTTTGCCATTTCAATAATTACGGACACCTTTAATAAAAATGTAAATATTATTGAAGATTTACCAATGGTAGATAATGTCACTAAAAAAATAGACCTCATCTACAAAGAAATAAAAAAAAATGAAGTAGCACCAGCCACCGATTATTTATTTACAGGTGTTGAAAAATCGAATAGAGAGAAAACATTTGAAAAATTAGAAGCAATGAATTCTATGAATATTGTAATTAGGAAATAATTACACAATTGTTATTTTTGAATCGTCCATCTAATATTTTATACCTAATATTTTATAGGTGAACCAAGTAACTACATAATACAGTATTCCACCCCATAACATATCCAATGCTCCTATGAACATGTTATAATTTTTAAATATAGCATAATTTGTAAAATCAAACACACCATAAATACATAAACCTAATATAAATGCATCATTTGGTGATTTTCTATCCATGATTATAAACTTGTATATCGCTAATATCATCAATATATATGCACCGATTGCACCATATACATTCAATTTCATATCATCAGTTTGTATCTTCTTTACCATTTTATTAAACATAGGACCACCTATATTTGTTAAATATATACTATCTAATACAATCATAGAAAACGCAGGAATTATATAATCCATTTATATTACGGATTATTTTATTTTATTTTTGAACGGTAAAAATATTATATTTTTATATAACAATTTTATATATATATATGGAATCTAATACTATCACCAAAAGCAGAACACCATCTGGAATTACTATAGACATTGAATCTCAACCAGGAACTTCATTATCACCATCTAATAATGGATTTTTTACAACCGATGGAAAAAATAATTATACAAAAATAGGTCTAACTATTATTTTACTTTTATTTTTTGGTGTCAATATTTTTTCTTATTTAGGTGATTTCCTACAAAAATTAAAAGAAGCATCCGCACCTTTTTTTAAAGATATTTTAGAAAGCTTAGGTTATATTGTTACTGAAACAACAAAAGATGTTACTAATATTGCGGCTAAAGGTGCTAAATTAGGTATTGATGTTGCCGCAGGAACCGTTGAAAGTGGTGTGGATGTTATTCAAGGACAACTCGATATGGAACAAACCGGGAACTCATCTCAACAACAACAACAGCAACAGCAACAGAAACAATCTTCCAAATCATCTATATCAGCTTCTTTAACATCTGCATTAGCTAATGCGGAAGAAAATACTGAACCTTTACCTGATGACGCGATGAGTTCTACGCAAAGAAATAGTTCAGGAAAATCCGGATACTGTTATATAGGCGAAGATAGAGGATTCCGTAGTTGTATTAGCGTATCAGAGAATGATACATGTATGTCTGGTGACATATTCCCTTCTCAAGAAATTTGTGTTAATCCTTCATTGAGAGAATAAGTAAAATATAATTATTTTTATTAATTATTAATTATATTTTTATTTTTATTTTTTTCCCATTTTTCCAACAGGAAATCCATTCATACCAGGTTTCCATCCTAACTGCGGCCATTTATTATTACCTGCCAAATAGGTCCGTCTAACTATATAGTTAGTAAGAGGTACAGATGGTTCATTTGTAATAGTTGTTAGTGGTCCAGGGGTATCATTTTGATTTGTATAAGCCCAATTTTTAGCTACACCAGGACATTCTAGAACCGTATTATTTAAAGGTAATACCTTAGTATTTGCATTTGTATAAGTATCACTTTGAGTAGCAAATGTTTGCCCTCTTTGTCTTCCAATACCTCTAGCTAATCTGGAATATTGTTGTTTTTTGGAAAATCCAGCACTATTATTTTTATATTGAAATATCACAGCCTTGCGTTTTTCACTTAGATCTTCTCTAGTCATAGGTTGTCCATGTAGAGTAGCTCCTGAAATATCTACACAATCACCTTCATCTCTTGTCCATAATTTTTCTGGATCCGGACCAGGTCCAGTATCACATCCATTCAGAGCTAAATATTCAAAATTGACAGTTATAGTGGCTATATCCGACATTAATCCTCCTGAAGAATCCATAGCATATATTTGAAATTCACTTTTTCCTATATATTGATTTCCTGGCCAAGCAAATTTAACATCTACAAAATAATTAAACTGATTAAAAATAGGAACATTATTATTTTCAATAGTATCACCTACTTTTAATGGGTCTGTTACATTATCATAAATATATCCAGACCATTCAGTAGTTATTACATTATCTTTGATAAAATTAGGAATAGTATTTACTATTATAGAATCTGATATATCAGGTCCATCATAATTATAATATACCAATGATAAATCAAAGACTTCAGGTTCTTTCCTTACATAAAATGTAAATGTTTGATCGGGAATTACTGGTTTATTATTTACAAAATTAATTGAAATATCAACTATACTTTCATTTGATTCCAATGACAATCCGTCTTGTATATATTTCACTTTATATCTAAAAGTATCATCTCCGTAATAATAATTTTGTGGAATATAAGTACATCGTATATCATCAAAATAGACACCTTGTACTATTAACTCCTGATTATTCTTGTTATATAATGAACCATATTGTGGATAATTTGTTATAACACTTTGATAATCACGATGATAAGTACTGCTATTAGTAACATTAAATCCTATATCTACAGGTGTTGATTCATTAGTATTAATACTCATATTTTGCGTCAAAGGTTTTAAATAAATAGTTACATTAGCAGTATTTGAAGATAATGGTTCTAAATCCTCCACATAATATTCAAATGATGTGCTTCCTACAAAAATAGATAAAGGAGTATAACTGATATCATAAGATCCCATTGGTGTTAAAGTAAAAGGGGCACTAGTAACAGGAGTACCATTATAAATTAAAGTACCACTAGGAGGGAGTGATTTAATATAATAGGTTAAATCTGATTGTGGATTATCAACATCGTTAGCTGATAAATCAATATTATAACTAGAAACACTTGTATTATTATTGGCAAAATAAGTTTTTGTTAGATCATATGCTATAGGTGCATCATTAACCGCTGATACGGAAATATCCACTATGCCAGCAGGTATAGAGCCTATATTAGAAGGATAATTATGTATATCTTGTACGAAAAAAGTAAATTGGTCCCATCCATTAAAATTAAGGTCACCCAAATACTTTATTATTGGTGGATTATTATTTGACGTATCTTGAACACCAATATAACTAGCATCAGTTATATTTAATGGAACATCACTGGCATCATATAATGTTCCATTAGATACATAAGAGTCTAAAAAATATTTCAAAGGATAATACTCGTTTATGTCTGAACCACTTAAATCTATAGATTGTGTTATATCTTCCATAACATAACCACTAATATCATACGTTACAGCAGGATCTTTCACTTCTAAAGATATTGTATATTGAGGAGATACACCTGAATTAACTGTTATTGCTGCTCGTGACGCATCTTCTACCGTAAATGTAAAAGAATCTGGTCCTACATATGGACTAGGAGAATGGTAAATTATACTAAATATAGCTGTATAATTTGTTAAATTTGTTTGTGTATTATCAACTGTAATAGTACCATTGGAGGGACCTGATATTATATTTAAAAAAGCTTCTGATAAACTGGTATCATAAATATCTCCACTAATATCTATATCATATTGAGCCTCTATATTGAAATTACAAGATACATCTCCAATGGCAATATAAGATGCATCGCTAGATGTAGGCTGATCATATGATGTAAAGGCTTGTATTGTTGCTGTACTTGTATCACTGTCTAATCCAGCTACATTTTGAGCATAAAACTCAAACGAATCTGCAGAAAGAGAATTTAGATTGGGTGTATAATCAACTGTATAATGTCCAACAGTTGTCGAAGAAGTAAAATTAGCGGTGCCATTCGAAGGACTAGATGATGTATTTATTGTTAATGAATAATTTTGTGGATCTGAAACAGACTCATCATGAGAAAGAACTCTATTTGGTTTAGATTGAAGAAAACTAATGATATTTGGAGTATAAGGGGGTTTTACTGTAAACCAATAAAAAGCACTTCCTGAACCACCTTGTCCACCTTCATGATTATTACCATTCATCCCAGCTGTTGCTCCACCTCCTCCTTCTCCAGCAAATGTTTGTTGACTTAATCCTTTCCAAGGAGCATTATTACCACACATATATTTATTACCTGATGTTCCTGATGGGGTCACGTATTTTCCATAAGTTGGTCCACCTTGCTTATAAAATCCTCCACCACCAGCAGTAGAAGCAGATTTTGGACCACCATTTTTTCCTGGAGCTCCAGCACCACCTTGACCTGTATTTGGAGATGTAGAACTTCTATCTCCTGATATACCGGAAGGATACATGCCGGGTTTAGCATGAGTTATGGATAAAGTCGTCCAATTATTAGTAATATAGTCCTTCAATACTGTTGGTAATTGGTCATAATATGCTATATCAAAACCATTGCCGGGTGTCGTATTAGATTCTGTGCCAGCATTTCCTCCATTACGAAGTGCCTTGAATCTAGTTGTTGGAGGATATGCACCAGATATAGAATAATAAGGCTCTCCACCTATACCACCTTGAGCATAAGTATATTTATTTGTTCTCAATCGTCCTTCATTTCCTCCTTTAGCATCGAGTATAGTCTGACCAGTTCTTGATTCAATATTTATATTGGATAAATAACCGTAATTACCACTACCAGAACATGCTGGTTCCGGATTGACCCCTCCACCTTGACCTGTTCCAAAAGCTCCACCTAAACCTTTTGTCAACTGAATATAGCTACCCTTAGTTACAAATAAATTATCAGTAGGAGTTGAATCATTAAAAACGACTCCCAATTGACTGCCACCTCCTCCACCACCTCCATTAGCTTTACCATCACTGCCTTGTTTTTCCCAGTCCGCTACATTACTACAATATCCAGCCCCACTATTATCTGAATGAGCTCCTGCGCCACCACCGCCACCACCAATTAAATAAAATCCTGAGCCGAATAAATTTTCTTTAGCTTTAATATTAGTAGTAGCATTACCATTACCACTATAAAAAATATTAGGAGTAATTAATACATAATATATACCAGTAGTGGTATTAACAATAGTATCAATAATAGTACTATTACTATTTGTAGAGAGATCAACTAATAAATTTCCAATAGTAAAAACCATAACTAATATATTTACATAAAAATTTATAAATATATTATTTTAATTAAATTAATTAAGGGTTATATCCATCTCTATTACCCATAAAGAACCATCTTAACGATAGATATTTGGGAACACTATCGGTTAAGTTGTTTCCAGTCATTTCAAGATTGGGACCAGCATCAACTATTCTTTGAATTTGTGCAGTTCCTAAACCAGAGTTGAAATATCTCAAGTCAGACATGTATCCAGAAAATCCACCATTCATAGCAACGTGTACATCACCGTAATTTTGCTTGGGGACTCCCTTCATAATTAAGCGTTTAGCGAGTTTACCATTAATATATGTATCTAATTGATGGTTCTCAACTCTAATTTGGACACAAACCCATTTATTAATAGGAATATTATCAATAGTAACTCTTTCATTAATATTATTGAAAGTGTTCATAACTACTACTAAAGCATTGGTATTAGGAGCAATATATAATCCAGGGGCATTATTAGGTTCATTCATACCGATGGGTTCATTCGTATAATTAATATTATCATTGCCCTTGTGGAATACGTGTTTATATTGACCTTGTTGATATACTAAATCATCAATAAATAGCCATATGGAGTATGTAAATTCAATTCCGGATTGTTGATTATCAGATCGAATAACAGTAACAGCATTACTATTATTTGGATCTTGAGGAATTATTTGCATAGTCTTGGCATCGACCATGCCCTTAAATAAATAAGGCGACTTGTTAAAAGAGAATATCCATGCTAAAAGACTAGAAGCCATGCGAATACTAACTACAAAAACTACTAAAATTAACAATAAAAAAGCAACTTTAGCTACTAAACTATTTGATTCTAAAAATTCTTTAGTTCCAGAAACCATTTTATTACTTTTAAAATTATCAAATGATCCAGCACCAGAGGAAATTGTTCCGAATTCTGACATATCTATATATTATACATAAGAAATTTAGATATGAATTTAGAATTAGATTTACACTTAGATTTACACTTAGACTTAGAATTAGATTTACACTTAGAATTAGAATTAGATTTCAATACTTCCTTGTTCAGTTCCATCCTTTAAGAACTCAACCTTGACACTATATGGTAGGTTTCCAATACCCATGCCACCATAACCTCCTCTGTAGATATTGTAGGCTTGTTGAGGGTTAATAGCATCGCCGTAATAATGGACATTAGCAGTATAACCAGAGAATCCTCCTAAAGGTGTTATGTATACAGGTGCGTTATTCGCGATTTTAGCTACACCTGGTAATACGCATGTACGAACTAATTTACCATCAATATAAACATCTAACGTTCTTCCGTAAAGGCTGACAATTATATTGACCCATTTTTGAATAGGAATATTCGCTACACTACATGTATGTGTGGAAGACTTGTCTGATTGAGCACTAGAGTAAACAGTGGTTTCTATCTTAATATTGTTTTCGATTGCTCCTAAAACAATAGAAGGAGAAGGATTTAAGTCAGCATCTAATCTTCCTAAAACAATCTTGGGTTCACCATATCTGTAACTCCAATCATCAACATATAGCCATGTAGAATAAGCATAATTAGAAGCGTTAGATTGTTCTAAATCTGTAGCATTAATTCTTGTGACCATTTTTGCGTCTTTAAGTCCACCAATTTTACTGGAGTCACTCAATAACCATCTAATAATAATAATAACAAGTATTACTACGACAACACCAATAACAATACTTTTAACGTTTTCCATCTGTAATATATTATATTGTTAGAATTTTTCTAAATTACTGGTGGATTTAAATATTTAACAGAATTATATAACCAATTAACCTTTCCACTATTTATGCTGTCAGTATAGTATAAAACATTACATATACCACCGTGCAATCCATTATTTGAACCCGAAGTTATTTGCGTATTATCATTATATGGAATAATACCTGGATTTGTGGATACTAATTCATTATTAATAAATATATCCATACTTTGTCCATCATAATTAATAACAATATGATTCCATCTCTGCATTTTAAAGTCTTTAGATTCAAGAAGTATTTTTTGTGTATGTCCTTCTGTTTCTGTTATTATTTTGAGTTTATTTTTTAAAACATTAAATAGTATATTAGGTTTATTACCAATATTTAATAAAGAAGTGTATTCATCATAGTTGGGATTTGTTTCAGGTGGAAAAGAGTCTAAATAAATCCATGATGATACTGCATATTTATACTGGAATTGGTCATCTTTAAAATTAAGTTTTTGAAATGTTCCTAAATTTTTTTCATTAGTTAAATTAATAGGTTTTTTAATAAGTTGAGATGCGTTATGGACCATTACTTTATCCATAAGCCATTTAAACAGAAAATATGATACAATTAATAATATTTCAATAATAAAAATAATAATTATGGGTTTAGATGTAATTTGGTATTGAAATTTAAGATAGTCTACAAAATTAAGAATGAGGCAAGGGAAATAGGTTATTATTTTTGATATTAAACCAAACCATGATGGTTTAGTTTCAGTTGGTTCTCCACCAGAAACACCGAAAAATTTCATAACTATTGCAACTAGTCCAAAAAATATAAGTAAATTGATACTGTACATAAAAAATGTACTAAAATTAGAGAATTCAGCTGATATGTTAAAGATAAAATAAACAACAGCTATGACAATAAATAAAGACACTATAGATGTAATTATTTTTCCAAAATAACTAAGGGTATTAACGTCAGACTCATTTTCATATAACTGTTTCCGTTTTTGATAGAAAACATAACTAATTAGGAGTAAAAATACACCAATCATGGAAATGAAAATACCTAGTCCTGAATTACTATCAGTAATGATTTCATATGGATTGTTAGTAACTACTAAACTTACTATGATAAAATAAATTGATAATGTTAGTACAAATATAAATTCTATCTTATAATCCACTATATACCAAGTAACTAATTGATAAAAATATATTATAGTATTCATGATTTTTAAATAAAAATCTGTTGCAGACTTATCATAAACTGGTGGTGCCTTTTTTTCAGTTTTTTCAGTTTTATTAGTCGATGTTGAATTTTTATTAGTATTCATTTAATAAATCATTAGAAATAAATTAAAGATTTTCCATCGCTGTTTTTTTTCCGTGACAATCTCTACATAAAGCTACTAAATTATCTACATGGTTAGATCCACCGTGTTCTAATCTTATTTTATGATCTACCTCAAACCAACCGGGTAATTGTATTTTACAATGTCCACATTTCCAACTTTGTTGAGCGGCAACAAATTTCTTTTTTGTTTCACTTACACATCTTTTCGTACCAGTTTTACCAGATTCCATAACTCTATTTACTTGATGTTGTTCATTAGGTGACATAAATGGTGTTTGATTTGTAAAATCGGTAAATGGTGTAAATACATCCAATGTTGATTTGGCACTAGGCATATGTTTAATAATATTTGTTGCTTGTTGAACAAGTGATTGAGATTCTCCTGGGTTTTTCTTTATAAATAAATAAATACTTAAACCAGCAAATGCGAATCCAGCCATTTTAAAATATTTTTGCCAAGACTGTAGTAATTTAACATAGTTTCCATCGTGGTATGTATTTAATATAAAAAATCCAGTTATTGCTAAAATTAACACTTCTAGTTTCATATAATATTAATAAAGGTTTTTTTATAAACATTATATTTTGGTATTTTGTGTGATAATTTCAGTCACATCTACTTCCATTGATTTCTTTGTTTTTCTTTTGGGTTTGGGTTTGGATTTGGATTTGGATTTGGATTTGGATTTGGATTTGGAAAAACTATTTGTCTGAGTAACTGATGTAGGTGACCTCTTAAGTTTAGATAATGAAAGTTTATTATCATAATTTAATATTTTAGATAATTCTTCAATATCTGTTGATATTTTTTTAATATCAATTTTCTCTCCACCATTGCTATAAATGTTTTCAATTAACAAAGATCTAACTCGATTAAGATAAATTTTTTTGAGTGCGCCGTCTAATTCAATATTTTCTAGTTTTGTTTCAAAAAAGTTATAATAAACAGTCATCAGTCCAAACACATCACTATTAAATAAATATGTTTTCATAAAGTATTCGTCTAAATCAAACTTCATATCTGGAGTAGTGAATTTCATTAAAATATCAGTAATGTAATCCGATAAATAATATAGATAGTAACCATATTCAATAAGATTTTCTTTTTTGACTTCTGACAAAAAGGTTTCATCACTTATACCTGGAGAGAAAATCATATTAAATAGAATTACATTGTCATCATAATATCCATAATATCTGGCTAATTTAATTAAATATTCATTGATTATATAATTACGAACATTCATTTTATTGAAAAGAATAATACCATCTTTTACTCGTTGTAAAAATACATCATAATTTAATTTAAATTCTTCGGATATAATCATAGATGAAAATGGTGTATTAAATTGTAGAGGTCTATTAATAATTTCTTTTGGAACTGATCTATTTTTTACAACCCCTGCTAATCCCCAATCAATAATTCTAGCATCACCATTTTTATCGACCATAATATTTCTATCTTTTAAATCATTGTGAATAACACCAACCTCATTCATAGGTCGGACCGCATTTTTTAATAGTTTAATAATCATATCGTTTAATAAAAACATTTTCTCTCTAGTAATTTTACCGTGAACTAATAACCAATCTTTTAAATCTATACCAGCATTAGGCATGTTTAATACAGTTAGTCCTTCTAATCTACTATTTACATTTTTTTCATTAATATTGTATTTTGTAAGAGCAAAACATTTTTCATTGAAATTAACCATATCATTCTTTGTTAATTTATCTGGTTTACATAATTCAACATCTAATAAATAATATTTACCATAATTTTTTATTTTTGTTAATTTCTCTCTTATCTTAGAAATTTCCTCCATTTCTTGTTTACCATGTTGTTCAACTGACATTTTACTGACACCATTTGTTCGTTCCTTTTTATTTTTACATTTTAGCGCAGGTTTAAATATACACCCAAATCCACCTGATGCCAAAGCCTGACCTCCATCTTTACTTCTACCACGTTTTTTTGTTCTGTTTATTTTATTTGGTTTTTTTAGATTAATCTTTTGTTTCATTTATACTGTAATGAGAATTATTTTTTATACAAATAATATCCTCCTCCAACTAATGCAATAATAATTGCTACAAATAATAATTTCTTTCTGTATTTTATTTGCTCTCGTAATATGATTTCCTTTGGTTTATATAGTTCATAATATATATCTAATGATTCTGTTAAAGTTTGTTCATCTTTACCATCTTCCACGTTAATTTTATTATGAATAAAATGAATCCATTTTAAAAAAGAATCCTTTCCTTCTAAATATGGTGAAACAGGATATTTATCTAATAGTTTACTAAAATTATTTCCTATAGTTGGATGTGGTATAAATAATGGTAGATTTGTAATAAAATCATAATACTTTTTCTGAGTTGTTTCATTTGCTTTTAATGGATATGCTACTGCTAATGTCATTAAAAAGAACCAGTAGTGTGGACCCCATACAACTGGATCAAATGATTTTTCTGTCATTAAAATTAAACAATATAAAAAGAATTTTAAATAAACATATAACGGCACAATGAATAATAACAATAGCAGCAATAATAATAGCAGCAATAATAAATCATTTAATTTTTGCAATAATTGTGGAAAAGTAGGACATGTATTTCACAATTGTAAGCATCCAATAACAAGTATTGGACTTCTCGTTTTTAGAATGCATGAAAACAAACTCCAATATTTACTAATAAGACGAAAACATAGTTTAGGTTTCGTTGAATTTATGAGAGGAAAATACCCAGTACATAATTATAGTTATTTAGTAAACATTTTTAATGAGATGTCAAATGATGAAAAAGAAAAAATTAAAATTTTATCATTTGATGAGTTATGGAAATATTTATGGGGGGAACAATTTGGTATTCAATATAGAGGTGAAGAGAAAATATCAAAAGATAAATTCAATTTGTTAAAAGAAGGTGTTGAAAATAAGAATTCATATAATTTAGACAAAATTATAAATGAAACCACTTCACATTGGGAAGAAACTGAATGGGGATTTCCTAAAGGGCGTAGAAATTATCAAGAAAAAGATTTAAATTGTGCTTTAAGAGAATTTGAAGAAGAAACTGGATATTTGAGATCTAATGTGAAACTATTACAAAATATAATACCATATGAAGAAATATTTACCGGTTCGAATATGAAATCATATAAGCATCGATATTTTGTAGGTTATATTGATTCTAGTACAACAACAACATATAAATATCAAGAAACGGAAGTAAGTGATGTAAAATGGATGTCGTTGGAAGAGTGTAATAAAAAAATAAGACCTTATAATTTAGAAAAACTCAGTATTTTAAATAAAGTGAATAAAGTTTTACAACAATATAGATTATATTCATAATATATAAGTATTAATGGAAAACCCAAAAAAGAAGAAATCAGTGAAATTAAAAATTACAAAAAATATTCCAGAATTAACTGAAGATAATATCGAATCTGTATTTAATAAAAATTTTGAAAACGTGGACATTCTATTAGACGATTCAGATTACAATACTTTTTTGAAAAAAAAAGAATTATTAAATAGACGAATAATTTCAGATAATGAAGATAAGCAAAATACATTATACCCATCATTAGATGATCCTGAATTTAATATAAAAATATCCCAAAAGAAAGAATTCAATGATAATAAATACGATGGAACCTTATATGATATTGAAGAACAAGCAGAAAAATTATGCGATGCTGATTTTGAATTAGTCCCTCATCAATTATTCATAAGAAATTTTTTAAGTTTCCAGACACCATACAATAGTTTATTATTGTACCATGGTTTAGGCACTGGTAAAACGTGTAGTGCTATTAGTGTATCAGAAGAAATGAGAACATATTTAAAACAATTAGGTATTGTACAAAGAATCCTTGTTGTCGCTTCACCAAATGTACAAGATAATTTTAAATTACAACTATTCGACGATAGAAAATTAAAATTGATAGATGGTTTATGGAATTTAACCGCATGTACTGGAAATAAATATTTAAAGGAAATTAATCCAATGAATATGAAAGGATTAAGTAAAGAAAAGGTGATTGGACAAATAAATAGAATTATCAATAGTGCTTATTTATTTTTAGGATATACCGAATTCGCAAATTATATTACAAGAAAATCATCATCTGAAGATGGAACTAAACTAGAAAAAAAGGAGATGATTACAAAACTTAAAAAACATTTTAACAATAGACTAATTATAATAGACGAGGTTCATAATATTCGTATAGGGGACGAAAAACAAGATAAACGGGTCGCGCAAGAATTATTAAAACTGGTTAAATACGTAGACAATTTAAGACTGTTATTTCTCTCTGCTACACCAATGTATAACAGTTACAAGGAAATAATTTGGCTATTGAATGTGATGAATATGAATGATAGACGTTCTACAATTGAATTAAAGGATGTGTTTGATAAAAATGGAAATTTATTAATAGGACCAGATGGACAAAATATAGGTGAAGAAATCATTAGACGCAAAGCGACAGGATATGTATCATTTGTGCGTGGTGAAAATCCATATACATTTCCATATAGAATATTCCCATCGCTATTTTCAAAACAAAATACATTTAAAGAATTATCTTATCCAAGAAAACAATTAAATGGAAAACCTATCATTCAACCATTAGAACATTTAGACGTATATGTAAATACATCAGGATCGTATCAACAAAAAGCTTATGAATATATTATAAAGAAAATAAGTGAAAAAGCAGGTAAAACAAAGGCTGGATTACCTAGTTTTGAAAATATGGAGGCATTTGGGTATACATTATTACAAAAACCACTTCAGGCACTTAATATGGTGTATCCTAATAAATTATTTGACGAAGGCACAGATGTAGATAGTAAAATCTTATTAGGTTCTGAAGGTTTAAGAAAAACAATGAAGTTCACAGAAACAACTAACCCACCCACAAGAAAAAATTTTGAGTATAAACCATCATCATACGGAAATATTTTTGCACCAGAAAATATTGGTCAATATAGTTCAAAAATAAAGGGAATTACAGATCAAATTATGAATTCAAATGGGATTGTCTTGATTTATAGTCAATTTATAGACGGTGGATTAATTCCTATGGCTCTAGCGCTAGAAGAACTGGGTTTTACACGTTTTGGAACAAAAGCATCTAATCTATTTAAAACTCTACCACATAAACAGATAGATTCTAAAACTTTATTAACAAAAGAACAGATGGAAAATAAAGAAGATTTTAGTCCTGCTACTTATACTATGATTACTGGTGAAAAGGCATTATCACCTGATATTGTATATGATTTGAAAAATTTAACAGATGAAGATAATAAATCTGGGAAAAAAATAAAGGTCGTTCTTATTTCAATGACGGGAACAGAGGGAATCGATTTTAAAAATTTGAGACAAGTTCATATATTAGAACCATGGTATAATTTAAGTTTAATAGAACAAATAATAGGTCGTGCTGTAAGAACATGTAGTCATAAGTTGCTGCCATTTATTGAGAGAAATGTGGAAATATTTTTATATGGAACCATATTTTCTAGTAGTGATGATGAAGCAGCAGATTTATATATTTATAGATTAGCTGAATTTAAAGCTGTTCAAATAGGGCGTGTAAGTAGAATATTAAAAGAATCTGCTGTAGATTGTATCTTAAACATTGATCAAACAAATTTTACAGAAGAAAATATGAATACAATAGTAAAACAAAATTTATCAAATGGTATGATTATAGATTTTCCAATTGGTGATAAATCAAATACTGTATCGTGTGACTATATGGAAACGTGTAACTTTAAATGTAAGCCCTTTAAATCTATAGAATCAGAAGATATAAAATTAGACACTTACGATGAATCCTTTATTTTTATGAATACTGAAAAAATTATTCAAAGAATTAGAGATTTATATAAGAAGAAGTTCTTCTATAAAAAGGAAAACTTAATAAGTGAAATAAATGTAGTTAAAAATTATCCACTGGTTCAAATCAACGCAGCATTAGATATATTAATAGAAGATCAAAATGAATTCATATCAGACAGATTTAATAGATTAGGGCATTTAGTAAATATAGATGAATACTATTTATTTCAGCCAATAGAATTAGATAATGAACATATAAGCGTATTTGATAGAAGAAATCCAATTGAATATAAACGTGAACATATCGTTTATCCATTAAAAGATATAGAAGAACCTATAAAACTAAAAAAACAGTTAAAAGATGCGATTGATAAACAATCAAGTAAATCGAAAATAATAGATGATATTCATAATTTAATTAAAGATTCTAAACAAAAGATCGAAATTGTAGATAGGGGTGTGGATCATTGGTATACATATGCTGCCATGCTTAATCATACAAAATATTTAGAAAATAATTATAACATAAGTAATGATACATACAATAAGTTAATTATAGATCATATTTTAGAATATTTAACATTTGATAAAACAGAAGAAGTATTAAATTATTTATACTATAGAATAGATTTAGACGACACTGACAGAAAACTTAAAGAATATTATGATGCACAGTTATTGCAAAATAAAGATGTAATAGGATTAATAGTACCAAAAGATAATAAACAATTTCTATTAGTTAAAGGAAAAACTAGTTGGTCACATGGTGAGCAATCAGATTACATTGATCTAAAATCAGAATTGAAAAAACTAGTTATACCTATCCATGAAGGATATAATAATATTATTGGATTTATTGCTTCATTTAAGAATGACTATAATATATTTAAGGTTAAAAATATGGAAGATAAAAGAAGTAAGGGAGCGAGATGTGATCAATCTGGTAAAGCCGATTCTTTAAAATTAATAAATACCATATTAGGAGAAACAAAATATACAACCGGAAATACCAAAGGTAGAAATAAAGTAGAATTTTGTATTTTACAAGAATTTATATTGCGAAATAATAACATAATACATACAGATAAAAAATGGTTTTTAACTCCACAAGAATCAATTATTAATAATATTGAAAAAATTTCTTTTTAAATAAAAATTGAATTATAATAAAGAAATAGTATTATTATATATTAGTAATGGAAGCTCCAAGTGTTGTCAAAAAAGTCCCTAAAAAAAAGGGAGAAGTTGGTGTTTATATGATTAATTTATTAACAAGAAAAATTCACTTGAATTTTAATAATGTTGGTAAAAATTTAAAGGAATCACTAGAGAAAAAAATAAGAAAGGAGATTGAGGGGAAATGTTCTATAGAAGGCTTTATTAAACCAAACTCAACTAAGATTATTTCATATTCAAGTGGAATATTAGTTGAAAATCTAGTAATGTTTGAAGTTGTATTTGAATGCATGGTTTGTTGTCCTGTAGAAGGTATGCATATTAAATGTACTGTTCAAAATATCACACAAGCTGGTATTAGAGCTCTTATTAAAGATGACGTATCACCTGTTATTGTATATATCAGTCGCGATCACCACTATAATAATAAATACTTCAATACTGTAAAGGAGGATGAATATATCACAATAAAGGTAATTGGGCAAAGATATGAACTTAATGACGCACATGTAAGTGTAATTGGTGAAATAATTGAACCAAAGTCAGATAAATATAAAAAGAAACCAAAACTAAATATAGAAAATGCTTAAAAACAATTTAAATTATTATAATAATGACAGATTTAAATTGTTTAAAAGAAAGTATAGAACAACTGACAAAGTTTCATCAAATTGAAATCTTAAAAATCTTAAAAAATGATACTTCCAGTACATTAAATGAAAATAATAATGGAGTTTTTATAAATTTAACAAATATACAGCCCCATATTATTGAAGATATGAAAAAGTATTTATCCTATGTTTCAACACAAGAACATCAATTGAATTTGATTGAAGATAAAAAGGTTGTATTATCAACTACATATTTTAATGACGATAAAGATAATAAAGACAACAATAGTATATGTATAAATGAACATGCTACATGCGAACGATAATAACTTTTTAACAAACTTAGAAAATAATATGCTTTCTATCAGGAATATATCCAAAATTCCAGAATACAATATTATTAAAAAAACACCTATTAACAGTATTAGTGCTAATGATAAGAAAAATATTATAAATAATGTAAATAATATTTTTTATCCAAAACAACGGGATCAATTATTTTGGATATTCTATGTTATTTTGAATAGTGTTTATGAATATGAAACAACCCATAATTATTTTACAAAGGAAAAGGAAATGAAATTTAAATGGATTGAAGATTTTAGAGAAAAAAAGGAAATATTTAAACCAATTAAAGTCAGTCGTAATGCTATAGAAGATGAATTGGCAAATAAACCAAAAATTTCTTTACATTGTATTAAAGCCCTATGTCATTTACACAATATTAATATTTTTTTTATTGATAATAAAAAATTCTACGAAATGCTGACTGACGAAAACAATCCAGTTTATGTGATTGAAAAAATTAATAATAAATATGGATTAAAAGATAATGTAACCAAAGAAAATTTAGATTATTATAGAATTCATTATTGGCAATTAGAAAATTTGGACAAACCATTAAAAGCGGTGTCTAGTTATAAAGTTGCTGACCTAACAACTATTTGTAAAAAATTAAATATTATATGTGAAAATATGACTAAGCAAAAAATGTATCAAGAAATAATGCGATTCTTGTAGTAATTTAATTTAAAATTGAATCAATATAAAATAATATGTTCAGAAGTATATATACAATGCCTGAATTAAATTCACAGCAACAATTTAATAATATTATAAATAAATATTTAGAAAATGTAACAAACACAAGTGATGGAGATCCCGAATTAGAAATTCGTTTTGGAACTAAAACTAGGGATAAAAGAAATATCATTCATAAAAAACCCATTACTAAAATTGATTTTGACAACGTTATTAAAAAATTAAAATCTTCTGGATTTCAAATGAGTACAAATCAGCATACGTTAAAAATAACATCACAGTTTATTGATAAAAAACAAGGCATTGAAAAGGATTCAAATGTTCGTATTGAAGTAAATGGTCTTCGCAATATTCAGCAATATTGTAATACTGATTCTCTTGACGGAATTCAGCCTATATTTAATCAAAAGAGAAATGCTGGTTCCCGAGAGGATCCAATTTGGCCAGTCGATGTAGATGATTACAATTTTCGTGTTTCTTTTCAAAAAGAGAATATAATTGGAGAATCAAGTTCATTTGCCAAGAATATAAAGGATTCATGGTCAGATAGTAAAAAGATCTTTCGCCTTCTTAATAGAGTTTCATTTGAACATCCAGATTATCCTCTACGAATTGATTTAAGTGTTGTAAAGGAAAGTCATTCCGAAAAGTCAGAATATAAAGGGAGAACACAGTTTAAATTAAAGCCAGAATACTCATTTAACGCTGCCAATGTTACAGAAAATAGTGAAAAATATGAAATAGAGATTGAAGTAAAAAATAGAGAGGTTGGTGCCGGTACAGAATTTAATGATGTAGCCAAATTAGGAAAAGCTATTAGAAAATGTGTTATTTATGTTCTATCTGGACTTCAAGGAACAAACTTTCCAGTTTCATATACGGAAATACAAAATATAGGAATTCAATATCTAAAACTTGTTTTTGGAAAAGACTATCATCCAGGTCTTAGAATGATGCCCAAGAGTTTTATTGGTCCTAGTTCTAATACACTTCAAGTTAAACATATTACACCATTCGATGAAGATGCTCAATTTCCAAATGTCAGACATAATTATACAGTTACTGATAAAGCAGATGGTATGAGAAAACTTCTATATATTAATAAGGACGGAAAGATTTATCTAATTGATACAAATATGAATGTTCAATTTACAGGAGCTGTAACAAAGGATGTTGAATTAAGAGAAACTATCGTAGATGGTGAGCATATTTTACACAATAAAAAAGGTGAGTTTATTAACTTGTATGCATCATTTGATGTTTATATTATAAACAAAAAAGATGTTCGTAATAATTCATTTATTCCAAATGAAGGCGAAACCACCGATGATGTTTCAAATAAATTTAGATTACCATTACTAGTGAAGATTATTAAAGGAATGGGTGCTGTTTCAGTTACGGATGGTGGATTACCAGCTATCCGTATCGAACATAAAAATTTTAAAGCAGATAATATTAGCCAAAGCATATTTAAGTGCTGTCATACAATCCTAGAACAAGAATCCTCATTAGAATATACTATTGATGGATTAATCTTTACACCCGCATATCTGGGGGTTGGTTCAAATAAAATAGGCGAACCTGGTCCTAAGTTCAAGAAAACATGGGAACATTCTTTCAAATGGAAACCTCCTCAATTTAATACGATTGATTTCCTTGTTACTACAAAGAAAGATGTTAATGGTGATGATTATGTTGGAAATATATTTCAAGACGGTGTAAGTACACAATCATATGATCAATTATCTCAATATAAAACACTTATCCTTCGGGTAGGATTTGATGAAGGTCAACACGGATATATTAATCCTTGTGCTGATATAATTACCGATAAATTACCAAAATACGACGACAATAATACAAAGGAAAATAAATATAGACCAATGCCGTTTTATCCATCTAGTCCAGTTGATTCCGAAGCATATCTATGTAATATTATGTTAAAAAAAGACAAAAATAGTGAAACACAACTATTTACAATTGAAGACGAGGAAGTGTTTTCAGATGGAATGATTGTTGAATTTAGTTATGATCTATCAAAAGACCACAAATGGAGATGGATCCCTCTAAGAGTTAGATATGATAAGACTGAAGAATATAGAAAGGGATTTCCTATGTATGGTAATGATTACAAGGTTGCGAATAACAATTGGTATTCAATTCATAATCCAATTACTAGACAAATGATTACTACCAGTGAGAATATTCCAGATAATATTTCAGATGACACAGTGTATTATAATCGTAATACTGGTAAATCTGAAACAAAGGGATTAAGAGATTTTCACAATTTATTTGTTAAAAAATTGCTTATTAATAGCATTTCAAAAAGAGGAGATACACTTATTGATTATGCTGTCGGACAAGGTGGAGACCTTCCCAAATGGATTACTGCAAAACTATCATTTGTATTCGGTATTGATGTAAGTAAGGATAATATTGAAAACCGAATTAAAGGTGCTTGCGCTAGATACTTAAATTATCGCAAAGATTTTAAAATTATGCCATATGCTTTGTTTGTTGAAGGTAATTCACAATTTAATATTAAAGATGGTGAAGCCTTAAAAAGCGAAAAAGGTAAACAAATTACCAATGCTATATTTGGTGAAGGACCTAAAGATAAAGAGAAATTAGGTCTTGGTGTTTATAGACAATATGGCAAGGCATCTAATGGGTTTAATATTAGTTCATGTCAATTCGCATTTCATTACTTCTTTGAAAACAAAAAAACACTAAATGGGTTCCTTAGAAATGTAAGCGAATGTACAATTGTTAATGGATATTATATTGGCACATGTTATGATGGAACAAAAATATTTAATAAATTAAAAACTGTAGAGGAAGGGGAAGGGATTTCTATTGTTCAAGACAATGGCACCAAAATTTGGGAAGTGACAAAAGGTTATACTAAAGATTATTTCGAAGAAAATGACACCTCATTAGGATATGCTATTGATGTATATCAAGAAACTATTAATAAAAAATTTAGAGAATATTTGGTAAATTTCGACTATTTAACTAGAATGATGGACAATTATGGATTTGCTTTACTTACAAGAGAAGAATGTAATGAAATCGGAATTTCTGAAAGTGTTGGATCATTTCAACAATTATACGGTATTATGGAACAAGAAATTAAGAAAAATTCTAAAAGGAAAACTGAATATGGGTCAGCATTTACAATGAATAGTAAGGAAAAACAAATTTCATTTTATAACAACTACTTTATTTACAAAAAAATTAGAAATGTTGATGCTAGGGCTGTATATAATACTATGGTAGGTAGTTCCAAATTACAAGAACAAATGGAACAACTAGAATCTAGTGAAGCACAAAAAGCTGTGGAAGAGGAAGAGGAAAAAGAAAGGATTACAGAGCAGATAAAAGCTCCCAAAAAAATAAAGAGAAAATTAAAACTAAAAGAAGTTAGTAAATAGTCTATAAATATAAATATAAAACAACCTAAAAATAGTTACATAATATTATTATCGCTAATGAGCTATTTTTTATTTCCAGAAATTCATTATAACATAAATAATATTAACATTAAAGGGAATGACGAACCTATTGCAAATTATAAACTAAACGTCAGTTTAACACTTAATAGTTATTTAAATACAGTTAAACAACAAATTGACGATAATTGTGATACTTGGGATCATATTAAAAAATATACTAATCCATATGAATTTATCCATACTATTATCCCAAATAATAAAGGTTCTGTAAGCAAATTAAAACCATTGTCTAGATCATTTTATAAGATGATAGAAATATCTAATATGCTACATTTACTAGACGATTATAAAGATACAAATATAAACACTTTCCATTTAGCAGAAGGACCTGGTGGATTTATTGAAGCCATGACATTTTTGAGAAAAAACGAGAATGATAAATATAATGGTATGACATTGGTAAACTCCGACCCAAATGTGCCCGGGTGGAATAAAAGTAAATTTTTTCTAGATACTAATAAAAATGTAAATATTGAATATGGACCTTCAGGAACAGGTGATTTATTTGATGTTGATAATTTAAAACATTGTCTTACAACATACAATAATAGTATGAATATCATTACAGCAGACGGTGGGTTTGATTTTTCAATTGATTTTAACAAACAAGAAATATTAGCTACTAATTTATTATTTGCTCAAGTTAGTTTTGCATTTGCTATGCAAAAGACTAATGGACATTTTGTATTGAAAATTTTCGATATTTTTACAAAGACTACAACCGATATTATCTATTTATTGTCTACAATGTATAAACAAGTATTTATTGTTAAACCAAATACTAGTCGAATGGCAAATTCTGAAAAATATATCGTTTGTAAATATTTTAAAGGAACAAATCCAACCCTCATAAATAAAATTATTCATCAATATCATAAACTAAAGGAACACGAATATATTGCTTCTATTTTAGATTCCAATCTTGATTTATATTATTTAAACAAATTAGAAGAATATAATGCTATTTTTGGACAACAACAAATAGAAAATATTTCTTCGACTATAAACTTAATGTCATATAAAAATAAAAATGATAAGTTAGAACTTTTCAAGAAAAATAATATTTATAAATGTATTCAATGGTGTGAAAAACATAATATTCCTTACAATAAAACACAAGTTACAAATAATATTTTTATGAATTAATTAAATATATTTAATAAATTATATTATTTCAATAATGTATAATGAATTTCTTATTGAAATATTGGAAGAAATGCTCGCCTCTCGTTAAATTGAGTCTAGTATTTACACTTGCTATTTGTATTCACATGTTAGTCGTTAGAAATAATGTGGAAAACTTTGGTAATCCCAAGTCATGTACATATTATTATATGAATAATTGTGGACATTGTAAAACATTTACACCTATTTGGGATTCGTTTGCTCAATCTTATACTGGTCCGATTAAATTAAGAAAGATTGAAATGAATGATGCCAAAGATGATATTGAAAAATATAATATTAAGGGGTTTCCTACTATATTGGCAATTGATGAACAAGGAGAAACAAAGACGTTTGATGGTCCTAGAACTAAGGACGGATTAACTAAATTCTTATCTAATTAAATATATAAAAGTTTTATTAATAAATTAATTATTTAATTTATTTATTAATAAAAATTGATTCTAAAATAATTACAGGTATAGTCATATACAAAACAATTATGGATAGTTCAACCCACCAAAACAAGATACAATTTGATAAGTTTTATAGTGATGTGTCTCGATTTGCAATGAATAGTATTTTTGCGATTATTGGATTTATATTTATAACAATTTCTAGCGTATTTCTATTGGTGTCTTACTGGTGCCTTACTGGTTCAGAATATATTGAAACTTATAAACGCGATTATGCTCATCAATACAATTATGTTATTATTAAAGAAACACTAATTGGTTTTATAAAAGCTTCCAATGACAAAATCTACTATTATTTTAATATGATTTATGAGAATAATATATTTATCAAGAAAGAACAAATAGAAGATGACTCGTCTGATAGTGAGAGCGATGACTCGTCTGATAGTGAGAGCGATGACTCGTCTGATAGTGATGTGCAAGATATTACAGAGCAAACTCTTCTAAAAAAAGAAATGAATAAGTTTATTGTCGATCTATCATCAGAAGATACATCAGAACATCTAACTGAATTAGGTGATAATGATACAGAAGATGATAATGATACAGAAGATGATAAAGATAAAAATGATGAACCTAATGATGGTAATACAGAAGACGATAAAGATAAAAATGATGAACCTAATGATGGTAATACAGAAGAAGAAGATAAAGATAAACCTAATGATGATGGTAATACAGAAGAAGATAATGTTGAAGAAGGTCTTGATGATGATGATGAAGGTGTTGATGATAATAAGACCTTCTTCTACTTCCACTTCAACCCCAACGATGAAGATAATGATGAAGAAGGTCTTGATGATGATGATGAAGGTGAAGGTGAAGGTGAAGGTGAAGGTGAAGGTGAATGTGAAGGTGAAGGTGAAGGTGAAGATAAACCTAATGATGAACCTAATGATGGTAATACAGAAGACAATAAAGATAAAAATGATGAACCTAATGATGGTAATACAGAAGACAATAAAGATAAAAATGATGAACCTAATAATAGTTTGAAATCAAAGAATGAATCAATTGATTATAATAGTAGGGCGTGGATTTGTAAATAAATTATTATTACACCATTGGTTATTACAAAGGCACATCATATTAGGGCCATGTAATAAATAATGTTATACAATACTTATCAACCAACAAAACAAAACAAAACAAAAATTTATATTATTATTATTATAAATTTTTTTAATTTATAGATGAACCCCAAAATCCAGATAAATATTGTCTAGATTGTTTAGAGTTGGAACAATTTGCTCCAGGACTAGAAAATTGATTGGAGCAATCATTTTTATTACCATTTCTTTTCCACACTAATTGTGGTGAAAACTTATTTTTAACAAAATATCGTGAAAATGACTCACCATGATACTTACCAGATGTAGCATATTGTGCACCTTTAGCCGAATTAAATGAAGCACCATTTTTAGTGATTGTATTATAATTTAATTTTGCTATTCTTGTACTACTATCAACTGCACCTTGTGTAGCAAATTGAGTATTGTTAGGGTTATAATAAGTAACATTTTGACATTTATTAGCTCTACCTGTATAGTATGGGTTTGTGCAATTATTCGTAGCAAATTGTGTTGAATTTTCACTGATTATGGCTGATGTATAAGTATTGTCTGCTTTTTTTTGAATAGATTGTTTTTGTTCAAATAAATTACATCTGGATTTTAAATAAGACTTTGTATCAGTATAATATGATTTACTTAATAATGTAGTAGAACGAGTTTTATCGCGACTTTTTTTTGCTTGACTACAGCAAATAGCCTTTGTACTATAAATCCCTGTTTGAATTTCATATCCTCCATCATTAGGGTCGCCAATTTGAATAGAACCATTATTTTGAATTTTATTATTATTAGTATCAGGAGATAATGATATATTACTGGGTGGTTTAATGGACTTATTATCAGATTGTAAAAATTTATTATCAAATGTAATAAACATGTTATTACCACTAAGATCGCATTTACAATCATTATGTGATGTATATCCCCTAAATACTGTCCCACCAGGTCTATCTACAACGCTAATAGAAGAAGCACTTCGTCCACTTTTACCATTTACTTGTAATTGTCTTCTCCAATGTTTAATAGGATTAGCTCTCCCACGATTAGCATTTGCGTTAACTCCTATAAAATCAACTGCGTTATTATAATTGACTTCAAGTGATGTTTGAGGTGCATGTCCCAAATTGACATTGGGTCTAGACATTCCACCTATTATCCCTGCAGACGATGCAGACATATTAGTTTCTAGATTTTTTCCTTTATTGGCTACTAATGGTTGCTTTGTAGAGATTAAATTATTTGAATAACTAAAATTAGTAGGTTTAGACATGTTGTTATATATAGTAAATAAAGAAAAATAACTACAAATATATAATATATTATCACTAAAACAAAAATATCAAAAATACAAATATTCTTAATATAAATTTATATCAAGAATATATATATTTAAATGTCTAACTTTTTTGCAGATGTTTTAGATGATGCTAAGAATGTTGAAGAAAAAATTTTAGGTCCTGATTATGAATATTGGAAACAGATAAAATCACCAAGTCAAATGGGTATGAGTTCAAAGGGATCTATCTCTAACATAGCAAAAGACGTCGGTGGATTAATTAACTATGTAGAATTATTAGTAACTGGAAAAGGTGGTGCTTCAAAAACAGGAAGACCTCTAGGAGATAAATTTTTTTTAAAAACTGCTGCTACGTGTAAGGATAAGGAATCTGAAGAGATTGTTGATAGATATATGTATGTAAATAATGTACCTGATGGAAATATTCCATTTATTAGTGGTGCATCTGGTATGAATTTTTCCGAATTCGAAGGTCTTGTCCCCGGAACATTAGGTAATCTTAATGCTATGAATCCAATGCTTATATTCCAAGCATTCATGTCTGGTTCACAGCCCGAATGTCAAGAAATTAGTTTGGAAACAATTGATGTTGATAATAATAAGGGTTCGGAAACAAGACATGTTACTGTTACTGATTTAAAAAATATGAATTCTTGTAGTTTTGGTAATAAACGCAATCCTATAACTGGTAAAAAATGTAAAGAGGCTTTTACTAGTAGAAAACGAGGCAAGATTCCTGATGATTTCTTAGTAAAACTATTTTATTCTTCATTAAGTGTTGTAGGTGTCTATCTATTAATCAATGTCATGAAGAGAATCAAAGAGAGAAAATAATTTTAATTTTAATTTTAATTTTAATTTTAATTTTAATTTTAATTTTAATTTTAATTTTAATTTTTGTGAATTATACACCATCTTAAAGTAGTTTGATCTGTTATATTAGTGTAACAAGGATGATATGTAAAATGATGAAGAGTATAAGTATTTAGTAATAATGACGATGGATAAATGTAAGTCATGTAGAAAAATTATTGAAAGATAAAGGACAAATGGAAGAAAAACTAAAACAAATTGAAAGCACTACGCTAGAACAATTATGGTTGCGCGATTTAGAAGAATTAGAGCATCAATTGATGAAAAAATAAAGTAAATTTAAGAATATTAATAATATATAATTTTATATCCCATAATTTTATATCCCATAATTTTATATCCCATAATATATAAAATTATGGCTAAAAATTACACATTTTTTACAAAAAATCATTCAAAATCATTAGTAGTAACCCCTTCAAATAATCAAATTTATTGCACAACTATTGAAAAAAATAGTATTGCTTACAATACTGAAAAAAATAAACATTGTTTAATAGTTCAAAACAATGTGAAATTAAACCAATCATTACCTTATGAACTGCAGAATTTACAATATGGCATTTATTCTACTAATATATCATATTACTTATTACGATTGGTTTATAATAGAGAGATCAATTATTTTCCACAAGCTATTTTTTATCCATCAACATATGAAGAAATACAATTTTTAATTAAAACGTTATATATTTACAGATATTCCATTGATTTTACCATTCGTTGTGGAGGTCATGCGTATGAACCTGCTTCTGTTTCAAATGGTGTAATTATTGATGTATCAAGATTAAATAATATCACAATGAAAAATAATAACATTATTAATAGTCAATCAGGAATAAAATTAGGTGCTTTAATGGACTATATGCAAGAAACTAGAAGAGTAGTTCCAACTGGACATAACGTATGTGTAGGATTATCAGGATTATCATTAGGTGGTGGAAAGGGAGAATTAAGTCGTATGTTTGGTTTAACATGCGATAATATTTTATCATGCAAAATGGTGGATTACAAGGGGGAAATACTTACTATTAATGAAAATGAAAACTCTGATTTATTATATGGATTACGAGGAGCGGGGACAAATAATTTTGGGTTAGTATTAGAAATAGATTTACAATCGTACCCAGATGTTTACTATATACAGGAAATTATACAATGGGATTGGGATAAAGATGTATGTCTTCAAGTATTGAAAGAATATATAACAACAATAAATAATAATCAAGATAATAGTGTTATTTATCAATTTCATATGCAATCCAATGAATATAGTAACCAAGTCAATGATTTTAAAGTGAAAGTAACAAAATTTTACAATAGCCCTAATAGTAATAATATAATACAAGAGGCGGATAATTTTAAAAAATATAATAATAATAATATATCTATAGAAAAAGGATACTATACACAAAATTTAAGTTGGGCTGATTATGGAAATGGACTCCAAGCACCATTCAGTAAAATTAAATCATCTATGCTTTTTAATAATATAAATTACACAGATGCGCAATTAAATATATTGATTTCATCCATTGATTATATGGTAAAAAATTCAGAAAATGTAGATTATCAATTAAACTTTTCTGAATTAAATGGGCAAGTGGCATCTAATTCTTCAATAAATAGTTGTTTTTATCCTAGAGATGCTACATGTGTATTAAGTTATTTTATACAATGGCCAACTCAAGAAGATAGTGATCGTTTCAAATCATTTATGACTCAAGTTTGGACAAATTTCAAACCATATGCAAGTTCTTATTGTTTGACTAATATAATAGATTATGATATAGATGATTATATGACTTCTTATTATGGGACAAATCAGGATCAATTAAAAACTATAAAAGAGAAATACGACCCTACCAATTTTTTTAAATGGAGACAGAGCATTCCCTTACCTAATTAGCGTGTATAAATTAAATAATCTAATTTTTATTTAATTTAAAAAATGGGTTTTGTTCAATTGTTTTTTTCGGGATTTTTGTCCCATTTTAAATGTCCGAAGGTGTAAATTCGACTATCAAGTAAAAATCGACCATTAGATTTTTCATAAAAGACCTTTCTTGAATCTTGTTGTTGACGACGCGATATAATATACATCATATGTAATAAATTATTTAACGATTTCTTCTAGACTTTTTACATTTGGGGCATTTTTTGGATCTAGTACAAGTACATTTTCTAGACTTTCTACATTTGGGGCATTTTTTGGATCTAGTACAATTACATTTTCTAGACTTTCTAGCATTTTTAGACTTTCTAGACTTTCTAGACTTTTTGGATCTTCTTCCACCTAGTATGGCACCAGTAGCAGGTGCAGTTTTAGATCCAAACATTCCAGTAAATCCAGACCAAACGTTTGAAGCGGCTTCGGAAGCAGTATCGGCCATTGATTTTTCTGATGTTTTCTTTACAGGAGCTCCTGTTGCAACATATGATGTTGATGGTGATGTTGATTGTGTAGTCATATGCATATCATCTGACATTATATAATATAATTATAGAAAATATTATATTATAATTTAAAGTATTTAAAGTATTTAAAGTTTAACGCGTTTAAAAAGCTCTAAAGCAGCTAAACCACCCGCTACTTGAGCAAGGATATACGGGATTAAATCATTCTTGGGGAGTTTACCAGCAGCAACCATCATAATAGATACAGCAGGGTTAAAGTTTCCTCCAGAGATTTTACCACCTATAAGAATAGCAATAGCTAATGCGGCACCAATTGCTAAAGCATTACCTGTGGCAAGAATTACATAAAGAAAGAAAAGAGTTCCTAAAAATTCAACAAGAAATTTGTTCATTGTATATATTTGACTTACAAAAAAAATTACGCAAAAACTTGTCTATTTCCTGTACCAGTGACGCTAGATCTTCCACCTGATTTAAACTTATTTTCTAATGCCCCCTTCTTTTTGGGAGCTACACATCCACCACCTCTACATCTTGCTAAAGCACTATTTCTATATGAATCTTTTTTAACGGCTTGTCCTTGAAATGCAACTGTATCTTGTAACATAGAAGATTTACCTACTGTATTAAGTTTTTTTAAAGCGATTTGTTGAGAAGCATCATAATGACCTGACAATAAAGCACCACCACCACCATCCTTCCTATATACAGATCTAGCATTAGAAAACATGGAATCTCCAGCAGATGGAGAAAATTTTTGAGGCATACCACTCTTAGCATTTACTATAGCATTACCACCTTTATTTTTTAATAATATTCCTTGATCAGTAGGTACATTATAATTATACGTAAACATTAGTCCACTCATTATATATATTATATATTATATATTATATATAAAAATATAATGTTTATCTTCTTACACGGTTAAGAGCAATAAATGTGTTACTTTTTCTAGCACCGCCAAATGACGAATCATTATAATTTCTGTTATTTGCTTGTTGTTTCTTAAATTTTGTATAATCAGAACCATCATATACCCACTTTACATTGGTATTAGAACTTGGAACACCAGTCCCATCTGGCTTGGCAAAAATACTTCCTCCTAAAACATTCGCAGTTTGATTAGAAGCCAGTTTAATGCGACCTGTATTTACTTGATTAGAACCACCAGAAGTATAATTTTTGCGATTTAATAAATCACCAGCATTATTGACAGCTCTAAAAGGAGTAGCAGATATTTTAAGACCATTTGATACTCCGGTGGCGGCTTGTCCATTCCATGCTTGACGGAGACTTAATCTCATCATTTGACGACCAGAACCACCCTCCATACCAGTTCCAGAAGAACTATTGGCTCCTCCACCTTGTAATCTTAATGCAATTCCCGGTCTACCGGCAGCTACATAGCTAGTATTCTCATTTTGATTTCCACAACCAGTCATTATATATATATATCTCGCATATAAAAAATTTATATAAACTTTGCTAAAACTATAATTAGTCCTCTAAGTCATGATTCTAGGCGCAATATTCATCGTCTGTAATTCTTGAAACAACAGTTTACACGCATATGGAATTTCTACATAATTGAAATCTGTTCTATTATCACATGTTTTACACACATGAATATGTATTTTATCATTATAAGCGGCAATCATACCACACTTCTTACAAACGTTCACTTGATATTTATCCGAAGCATCATATAATCTTCCTTTCGTAAATCTAGAAGCACCATGAGATACCATACAATCACGCTCCATTTCTCCAAACCGAAGACCACCATCACGACTTCTACCTTCTGCTGGTTGTCTGGTTAAATTTACCATTGGTCCAATAGAACGACTATGTTGCTTATCACGAACCATATGCTTTAGTCTCTGATAGAATACTGGTCCAATAAAGATACTTGACTCAATCTGTTCCCCACTTAGTCCATTGTACATTACTTCTTCGCCATTACATTCATATCCTACTTTAGTAAGCTCTTTACGAATGGTTTCAATTGATAAATCTCCAAAAGATGTTCCATCACCAAATAGTCCTAATTCTACAAGCACTTTTCCTAACAAAGTCTCCTTTAGTTGTCCAATAGTCATACGAGATGGAATAGCATGAGGGTTAATAATAATATCTGGTTTCAATCCCTCTGCTGTATAAGGCATATCGCATTCTGGGATAATATTACCAATAGTTCCTTTTTGTCCGTGACGACTTGAAAATTTATCTCCAATTACCGGCCGACGGACAGTTCTAATACGAACCTTACAGAAGTTGTACCCATCCCCATTTCTGTCAACAAAATTTTTATCAATATATGATTCTTCATTCGTTCTATATGTTCGGCTTAAATCTTCGTATTTAATGACCTTGGTATGATCATTTCTGTTTTCCTTAATAGGAACCACTTTTGAAATAATTACATCGTTATTCTCTAATAGAGTGTTTTCAGGAATTACACCTTTATTATTAATCTTGTCATAATTTCCGAACTTCATACCCTTTGTCTTTGATGGGTCAGGTTTACATCTGATTTCTTCATCGCCATTAATTTTCTTATCTTCATCTTTTTCTGTATGATAGATTGTTGCCTGAAATAGTCCTCTGTCAATTGAACCTTGATTAAATAGAAGACTATCCTCTTGATTAAAACCTGTATGAGTCATAATTGCAACAATAACTGGAGATCCTGCCGGAATTTTATCTAGGTGAACCATTCCCATTACTCTTGTATCTACTAAAGGTCTTGCTGGATAACTTAATACATATGCCGTCTTATCCATGCGACTATCGTAATTAGTAACATACATACCCATAGCTTGTTTACCCATAGCAGATTGATACGTATTTCTAGGACTTTGGTTATGATCTGGGAATGGGATACAAGAGGCTAGAATTCCGAAAATAGTACTAGGATGAATCTCACAATGTGTATATTTATAGATAAAGTGCTTTTCTGCTCTTAACTCTTGAGGTTTCATCGCAATCATACTAAAACTTTGCTCTTCCGGATCAATATATTCAATAACAGAATTTTCAATTTTACAATCAGTTAGTAAATCATTCCAATCTAGTTTTCCAGACTTAATATCATTAACTGATGTATTGGTTAGTAATACATTATTATTTTTTACGCGCAATACCGGACGGATTAATCTTCCGGCATCATTACAAATTCTAATTTCGCGATTTTTATAATCAAATATAATTGATGTGTAAATATTAATAATACCTTTGTATTTCTTTTCTTGGAAACTCGTAAATAACTCATACGGTGTTAAACTTATTCCAAGCCAAGCACCATTTACAAATATCTTTACATGTGTATCCATATCAACTGTGGAAACATCAGACAACTCTTTTATAAACGGTTTTACATATTCATGAATTGAAACACTACTACTAGGAACTGTAAGATGAGTCATATAACTTAGATTCTTTACAACACCTACACTAGCACCCTCTGGAGTCTCAGCAGGACAGAGAAATCCCCAAGAACTGTTGTGTAGTTTACGAGGAGGAATTAATTTACCACTCTTATCAATAGGAGTATTGATTCTTCTCAAATGACTTAGACTAGAAATATAGGTTAATCTATTCAATACTTGTGCAACACCTACTTTGTTACTGTTTACATTTTTTATTCCGAAATCACCTGTTGAAAGTGCTCGTTTTAATCCATTTTCAATTGTTGTCGATTTGACAATTTTATAAATATTTGTATTGTTAATTATATTCAGATAATCTTCTGTTGAACGCCAAGACCCATTGTTAATTTCACGAATAACTTGCTTCTGCATATCTTTCACTAGTTTATTAAAATAGTTTCTCAACAAATTATTCAACAATGTTCCAGTTAAATCAATTCTCTTATTCAAATAAGAATCACGATCATCTGGTGTGATCCACTCAAAACTACATCTCAGTAGTTTATTTGCCATATATCCTAAGAAGTAAATCTTTTGAATTTTATCGTGGCAATGAGGAAATAAATCGTTATTTAAAATATCCATCGCAAATTCCTTTTTCTTTTTGAGTCCGGTCTCTTTATCCATATTAATAGGGGTGAACATTGCGTGATTCATTAAATATTGAATAGCATCTTCTTGTGTAAGAATCGAATTGGCTTCTACAATACTTCCTTGGAGACCATACTTCATCCTTTTATATTTCTTCTCATCCATATTTAAAATAATCTTCTCGCAAATATCCTTATCTGACATAACACCCAATGCCCGAAATACAACTAGTAATGGGATTGGTTGTTTAAGTCTAGGAATTTGAATATAAAGAGTTGTTCCAAAACCACTATTCTTGCTTGAAATCATCATACTAATCTGCTTTGGACTAATACATTTAAAATCTGGAACAGACTTGATTTCAGCCATCCAATTCCATTTATTATTTCCCTTCTTCACATTAAAACAATATACACGGTTCTCTGCTGCTCGTTCTTGTCCCAATACAGTCTTTTCACTTCCATTAATAATGAAATATCCACCAGCATCAAATTTACATTCACCACTCACATTCTCGTCAATGTGTTGATATTGTTTTAATACGCATACAGACGACTTTAACATAATCGGTAGTTTTCCAATATGGATTCCTGGCAAGTTTTTATAAAATGTTTGAGATTTGTCTAGATTATCGCCACTACGAACAATATATTTAATATTTAAATCAATTGTCATCATGGAAGCATAGGTGAAATTTCTAAGTCTAGCTTCCTGAGGAAACATTAGTTTAGATGCACCATTGTTCTCATGAATTTGAGGTCTATATAGATGAAAATTCTCAAATGTTACAAATATTTCTAATTTATATTTTCCTGAATATTTATCTAGATCGTTTTCGCTACAAATACGAACCGGATTAAACATATCAATAGTTTTCTGGATTTGATTATTAACAAAATCATTATATGATTCCAATTGGTGTCTAACCAATTGTGAAAGATGTTGATCCTTAAAATAAGATTCTATGATTGTCCAGGGAACATCTACATACTTCCCCAAATTATCATTAATATCCTTTTCAAGGTTGTTCATATTTAATACTTGAAACATATTATTTGATTAATAAACAAATCAATTTGTTTTTAAATCAATTAATTAAATCATAATAATTAATAATATTAATTATATATATATGAATCATAACCGCAATAATATTTTAAATAATAAGGCAACTAATTATGTCAAAAAACTATTAGATTTATCAAATAATAGAATTTTTCTATCAAACGATGATTCTTTATTACCAATTCGTAAACATAATCCTCTACATAGATCTAAATACAATAAATTACCAAAAATATTTGATAATAATATATTATACAACGAAACCAATATAAAACAGAGATTCAATGCTAATATAATGAATATTTCGAATAAAGTAATTACACCGAATAAAGTAATTACATACCTTGATAATAATTCTTATTCTCTTAATGATAAATTTAATAAAGAACAAGATGAGTTAAAAAAATTTTTAAAACAAACAGAACATGATTTTTTCAAATATTATGATAGTCCTTTCTTTTCTGGGTCTCCACAAAATGTACAATATCTTAATCAAATACCACTTAGTATTTGCAAAATGCCGTCAATTGAAGAAGAAATTATAAAGGAACATATTCTTATTGATGCGTCAATTGATAATTTAATTGATTTAATTGATTTATGCGATAAATACCCAATGCAAGATAATGTTGAATATAATATTAATATGAAGGCAATACATAATATTAAACCTTCACTTGTAGAACTACAAAATATGATTGGAATGAGTTCTATTAAAGAAAACATTGTGGATCAAATTTTATACTTCGTTCAAGATTTACATAATGTATCACCCAATAATTCTGATTATATGCATGCGGTTATTTGCGGACCACCCGGAACAGGAAAAACTGAAGTAGCAAAAATTATGGGCAAAATATTCAGTAGTTTAGGTATATTAAAGAAAAATGTCTTTAAAAAAGTTACTCGTGAAGATTTAGTTGCTGGTTATTTAGGACAAACTGCTATAAAGACAAAGGATGTTATTAAGGAATGTGTTGGAGGAGTCCTTTTTATTGATGAAGCGTATGCTTTAGGAAATAGTGAAAAAAAGGATTCATTTTCCAAAGAATGTATTGATACTATTTGCGAAGCTCTAAGTGATCATAAAGATGATCTTATGTGTATTATTGCTGGTTATGAACAAGAATTAAAAGATTGCTTCTTTAGCTATAACGCTGGATTAGAATCTAGATTCACGTGGAAATTTAAAATTGATGACTATTCACCTTCAGAATTACGACAAATTTTTGAAAAAAAAATTAAGGATAGTGGTTGGGGTTTAAAAGACCCCTTATCTGATGAATGGTTTGAGAAAAATAAAGATTGTTTCTCCTTCTTTGGTAGAGATATGGAAACCCTATTTTCAAAGGTTAAAATCGCTCACAGTAGAAGAGTTTTTTGTTTATCAAAAGAAGAGAAAACATTTATCAATAATAAGGATTTACAAAAAGGATTTGACATATTTCTACAAATGGGTGAATCTAAAAAAAGGAAAGATGAGAAAGAAAGAACATCACAATTATATAATGCTCTTTATTGCTGAGATTTCATAATATTTTTATAATTAAAAAATATATTATGAGTGAAAAAAAAACCATTCTATTCAATGATTCGTTCATGACTTCAATGGGTGGTAGTAAAACAAAAAAGAATAAAAAACCAAAAAAAGAAAAGCCTATGCAAGCTATTAAACCTAATAAATTAAAAAAGGATTTACTTGAAAAAATTAAAAAACATCAACAGAACGAAAAAATTAAACAGACACCAGATGAAGCTACAACTGAAAATACTACTGGTTTTCATAATGATTTTATGGACTCATTAGAATATTTAAACAATTTATCTGCAAATGAAAAAAAACAAAAAAAGAAGCGCAAACAAAAGACTCTTAAAAATCCTATACATAATAATACGATTAAACCCAATATTTCATTTGACAATTCTGAAATGGTTTCACTTGATTTACCAAGCGATTTTAATCTAAAACCATTAACTGATACGATGGTCCATTTAAATAGTATGGTTTCTCATCCGAAAAATACACAACCTATTATTAATATAGGGGGGTCTGCTGATATTATACCCAATACTACAAACCCTTATGTAAATAATGATGTTAATACACAGTTTACACTAGATCCTGATACACCGTATGGTTGTTTAAAAGGGGGGTCAAAACCAACATATAGACAATATCATAATAAAACATTAAAACGTACTCCCGTACATAATCCAGCCATTATTTCTATGCAAAATGCTGGTAATTCTAATCGTCAAACACAATTGGCAAAATTAAAGAAATCTTACAAGAAAATCAAACAAAAAACTAAAAAAACTAAAAAAACTACATATAATTTGGGTAGAAAGGACAAAAATATATCAATATTGATTAAAAATAACAAAACTAGACGAAATATAAAAAGAGAACACGGATTATTGAAACAAAAACCATTACAAGATATTAAACAGTATTTATACGAGAGAAATTTACTGAAAATTGGGTCTTCTACACCAAATGATGTTCTAAGAACTCTTTATGAACAGTCTATTTTAGCAGGAGATATAACTAATACAAATAATTCCGTTACTGTCCATAATTATCTGAATAAATAATTTATGTATACTTTTCTTTTGTTTCATTATCCAAATATACGCTTTTGCTTATTGATCGAATGATTTTACCGGTTTCCTTTTCATCACTTTCTATCTGTGTCATGGAATTGAATACTAGATTTGTCATCTTTGATTGTAATTTATCATCTGTTTGCCATCCTTCATTCACCTCCCTCCATTTACATATCAAAGTCCGTTGCTTTAAAGACAGCTCTTTTATCCCCTTGAGTATATGTAGCGATTCATTATCCTTTTCCCACTTATCTGAATCTTTTACGTATAGCGTTTTTCTAGTTGCATCGGTACAATGTATAGGTCTTTCTAATATATCTAGATCGTTAAGACCATTCAACATCATACTTGTTATAGTTTTAGTTAATCCATTCTCTATAGTACTATCATATGTTTCACTTGTAATAGGGAGTGATTGAATAAAGTCCGTTAGATTCATAGCATTCTTACAATGATCATTCAAAAACATCTGTATATTGAATTGATTATTAGTGGTATTATGACTGTTTGTATTATTAGAAATATTCATTCCCATATTAGGCATCATCTCTATCATTTTATCCATTATATCGCTATTTTTTAAAATTACACCTTCCATAATATCTTGGTTCTTCAAAAGCATTTTTATCAGTAATTCTTTATCTATGTCTGTACTAGGACTATTATTAGTTTTTGAGTTACATTCCACTTGAACAATGGAGCACCTCTTTTTGTGATTAAATAAACTTTGTCGATGCTTGTAGGTATTTCCACACTCACAAGAGTATTCGCTGAGTTTTGTTGAGATTTCGTCAGTATTTGTAAGTGTGTTGTAAGTATGTAGATGTTTACGTGTTAATAAATGCTTTTTCAAATCACTCTTGTATGAGCAATTGTAGTGACACATATTACATTTATATATTTTGCCGAGTTTTGCCGAGTTTTCGTCAGGCATTGTAAGTATATATTATACTGACATAAAACTCCTAAATACTTTACATAATATATTTAAATATGTTTGAAAATTTGTAATAACAAATAAAAAAAGTTTGAAATGAAAAACAGAGCATTAAGCTCTAAATGACATTTTCACTGTTTTTTCAATTCATAATCCAAAAATCAAAAAAACACACAAAAATAGTGTGTGTAATTTCCAAAAGTCAAATATGAAATGGGAAAACACGAAAAATGTAAATTTACTACATGTATCTAAAACAAACCACTTTTTTT